CCTCGGGTTCTCGCTCACGGAAGAAGCCATCGAAGACAACCTGTATGACAGCCTCTCGGCTCGTTATACCAAGGCTCTGGCCCGTGCCATGGCGTACACCAAGCAGACCAAGGCTGCTGCGGTCCTGAACAACGGCTTCAGCTCTAACTACCTCGGTGGTGACGGCGTGTCCCTGTTCTCGACTGCTCACCCGCTGGTCTCGGGTGGCACCAACAGCAACCGTCCCACCACTCAGGCGGACCTGAACGAAACGTCGCTCGAAGCGGCGGTTATTCAGATCGCTGCGTGGCAGGACGAACGTGGCCTGCTGATCGCAGCCAAGCCGCGTAAGCTGATCGTGCCGCCGAACCTGATGTTCGTTGCTACCCGCCTCCTTGAGACGGAACTGCGTGTCGGCACTGCCGATAACGACATCAACGCGCTGAAGTCGAACGGCTCGATCCCCGAAGGCTACACCGTCAACCACTTCCTGACCGACACGAACGCGTGGTTCCTGACCACCGACGTGCCAAACGGTCTGAAGCACTTCGTTCGTACTCCGATGAGCACGAGCATGGACGGTGACTTCGATACCGGCAACGTCCGGTACAAGGCCCGCGAACGTTATTCGTTCGGCTGGTCTGATCCCCTCGGCATGTGGGGTACTTCAGGCTCGACCTGATGAACAGGGGGTGGGGGAAGAGGGAAACCTCTTCCCCTTCTTCTTTGCGGATGATATACATACGCACCTAGGGACTAATGCCCGTACCGACTGACCTAGCAGACGTAGCAGAGACGGTATGGGCGCAGTGCTGCTACACGGAGATAATTCATGGCTACTACTACCTTCTCGGGTCCGGTCGTTTCGGAAAACGGCTTTTCCACTCCCGGTAACCTGACCGCTGACAGCACTACTGCCCCCGTTGCGGGCGGTGTTCAGGCCGTCCAGATGGGTTCGACCGCAGGGTTTGGTATCTACTTCGGTTCGGGCGCTCCGACGGTGTCGGCTGCTCAGGGCTCGCTTTACCTCCGCACGGATGGTAGCTCGACCTCGACTCGCGCGTATATTAATACGAACGGCTCGACCACGTGGACTGCCATCACGACCGCAGCCTAATAGCTCTATAGGAGGGCCTTCCTATGGCTATGCAAACTGACGTTGAGTCTACCCAGCCGCTCGCTGCGACGGGCGTGTTCAAGACGCAGGGTAACGCTGACTGCACCTTCCGGACCCGTATCAGGGGCGTTTACGCTCTGTGCGGCGCTTCGGCGGGCTCTGTGGTTATCACCGATGGTCAGGCTGGTGCTACCCTACTGACGCTCAACACCCCCACTGTGGCGAACGAAGGGGCTGTGTATATGATCCTGCCGGGTCAGGGTATCCTTGCTGAAAGTGGACTGTATGGTACGGTGACCAACACTAGCTCCATTACCATTTTCTACGGGTGACTTATGCAGAACGAGAAGGGTTATGATCTAGCTGGGCGCAGTGTGTTCATTGCGCTCCCAGCGTATGACTTCAAGGTTTCCTTGAAGCTGGCTATCTCGCTAGCCCGCTTTGCCCAACTCGCCCCGCAGCACGGGATCGACATCCAGATCGGCAGCATTTGCGGCTGTTCGGTTGTCTCCCGTGCTCGCAACCTGCTCGTGCAGGACATGCTGGAGTCCCAGTGCACGGACCTCATGTTCATCGACGCAGATATCAACTTCCAGCCGGAGGACATCCTTCGGCTCATGGCGTGGACCTCGGACCCCAAGAAGGGTATCGTTGCGGGTGTCCCGCGCACGCGTAGCGTGCCCAAGACCTATATCACCACTCTCGACTACGACGAGAACGGCGAGCTCACGATGAACGGTATGGGGCTTGTCCGAGCCAAGCGCGTAGCCACTGCGTTCATGATGGTGCGCAGGGACGTGTTCGTGACGCTCGACGAGAAGCATCCTGAGTGGCGGTACTACGACGAGCGCACCAAGCGCACCGTCCCGTGCATCTTCGACTTCATGAAGACCGACGAGGGCTACATCGGCGAGGACTACCTGTTCTGTGACCGGGCTCACGAGGAAGGCTACGAAGTCTGGATCGACCCCACCATCAAGCTCGGCCACATGGGCGTGCAGGAGTACGAGGGCAACTTCGGCCCCGACGTGCTCTACCCGATGATCGTTAACACCAAGAAGGAGGTTGCGTAATGCCCGACTACCGTATGCCCCCCGGCAGCCGCGACTCGTACGGTCCGCGTGATGATATGGGTTCGACGCGCCGTACGAATGACCCCCGCAATATGGGCGATGCCTTCGAACCTACCGGCGCTGCTAGTCGCATGGGGCCGACGTTCTCGGTTGGTGCGGTAGGTAACCGGTTCTCCAGCGCTGTCGATCCGGGCCGTACCCACGGTGTTGGCGTGGGCGTACGGGGTAAGACTCGCTTCAAGGAAGGCGGCAAGGTCAAGAAGATGGCCAAGGGCGGCTCCACTGCCTCCAAGCGCGGTGACGGCTGCTGCTCCAAGGGTAAGACCAAGGGGAAGTTCGTCTGATGGCCAAGACCCCCGCATGGCAGCGGAAGGAAGGCAAGAACCCTAAGGGTGGCCTGAACGCCAAGGGGCGTGCCTCTGCCAAGAAGCAGGGGATGAACCTGAAGGCTCCGCAGCCGGAGGGTGGCCCTCGCAAGAAGTCCTTCTGTGCCCGGATGTCGGGTATGAAGAAGAAACTCACCTCGAAGAAGACGGCTAACGACCCGAATTCGCGTATCAACAAATCACTGAGGGCTTGGAACTGCTGAGATGGAGATGATGGTATGGAACATTATCCTCAGTGCCGTTGTAGCGTTGATGGGGTTCTTCCTCAGAGGAAGGATGGATGAGTTGGAACGTCTAGGCATCCTGCTCAACAAGACTCGTGAAGAGATCGCGCGTGAGCATATCACACGTGCGGAGATGAATGCCGTCGTAGAGCGGCTGGGCGACCGGTTCGACCGGGCTATTGAACGCCTCGAAGCCAAGCTCGATACGAGCCATAGGGGATAAAGACATGAACAAGCGTCCTACCGAACCCGTTGCCAAGAAGCCCACTCCGGCTCCTGCTGACAAGCGCACTCCCAAGGAGGAAGCTGAGAAGAAGGCGATGGAGAAGAAGTACCCGTTCAACAAGTACGCCAAGGGCGGCTCTGTCGATGGCGTTGCTCGCAAGGGTAAGACCTCCACCAAGCGCGTCGTGATGGCCAAGGGCGGCAAGTGCTACGCCAAGGGCGGCTCTGTCGATGGTATCGCCCGCAAGGGTAAGACCAAGGGGAAGGTAGTCTAATGCGCGCTTCTCGTGGTATGGGCGATATGAAGGCGTCCAAGGTGCCGGGGAAAGCTATGGCCAAGGGTGGCAAGGCTAACTGGATCAAGGGCGCTATCAAGAAGCCGGGTGCGCTGCGCGCATCGCTCGGTGCCAAGAAGGGCGAGCCGATCCCTGCCGGGAAGCTCGCCAAAGCTGCCAAGGCTCCGGGTAAGCTGGGCCAGCGCGCTCGGTTCGCTCAAGTCCTCAAGGGCTTCAAGAAGGGTAAGTAGCATGGATACGAAGAAGTTCTGCGCTCTAGTCGCTCTGGCGCTTACTGTGGTAGCTTGCTCTGGGTCGAACGAGAACCCGCAGCCACAGCCGGAGCCGACTACCACTAACGGCGGCGACCGGTCGGTCGATGAATGCCCTCGTGCTGACGGCACTCCTTGCCGTTAGTCCACTCCGGCGAAGCCAAGGAACAAGCAAGTGACCACGACTGGCACCGCGACCTTCAACCTGAACCTCAATGAGATCATTGAGGAAGCGTTCGAGCGTTGCGGTGCTGAGGTTCGTAGCGGTTATGACCTGCGCACGGCGCGACGTAGCCTGAACCTGCTGACCATCGAGTGGGCTAACAAGGGTATCAACCTATGGACCATCGAGCAAGGCTCGATCCCTATGGTTCAGGGACAGATCACCTACGACCTTCCGGTAGATACCATCGACCTGCTGGAGCAGGTTATCCGCACGCAGACTGGCGTGCAGCAGACTGACATCAACATCAGCCGTATCAGTGCTGATACCTACATCACGATCCCGAACAAGAACGCTCAGGGTCGTCCTATTCAGGTGTGGATCAACCGCCAGTCAGGCGCGACCGAACCGGGGCCTAGCGTAGTTAACCCGCAGATCAACGTCTGGCCTGCTCCGGACCAGAGCAACTACTACACGTTCTTCTACTACCGCCTGCGCCGCCTGCAGGACGCTGGCACGGGTCTCAGCACACAGGACATCCCGTTCCGCTTCCTCCCCGCGCTTGTCGCTGGTCTCGCTTACCACCTCTCGGTGAAGCTCCCGGACGCGTCGATGCGCACTCCGATGCTCAAGCAGATGTACGACGAGGCGTGGCAGGACGCCGCTGACGAGGATCGTGAGAAGGCCGCACTCCGGATCGCGCCGCGACCGGCTTACATCTAAGGAGGTACGGTGCCTAATCGGTTCGCCTCTGGTAAGAAGGCTATCGCCGAGTGCGATAGGTGTGGGCAGCGCTACAAGCTGAAGCAGCTCAAGCGGCTCGTCATCAAGACGAAGACCACCAACATCCTCGTGTGCCCCACATGCTGGGACCCGGATCAGCCACAGCTGCAGCTGGGTATGTACCCGGTCGATGACCCTCAGGCGCTGCGCAACCCCCGCCCGGACAACAGCTACTACCAGTCAGGGCTCAACGCCAACGGCAACCCTAGTGATGGCAGCCGGGTTATTCAGTGGGGGTGGAGTCCGGTTGGGTTCAGTAACCCTTTAGGTTTAACTGGGCTCCCAAATACGCTACTATGTATCGGACAGGTCGGTACAGTAACCGTGCAGGTATAGGAGTAAGACATGGCTAAGGGTGGTAAGACCAGCAAGCAGATGCTGAAGCTGGGCCGTAATCTGGCTAAGATCGCTAACCAGAAGTCGGGTAAGAAGCCGACTAAGGACATGGGGAAGGTCAATAAGAATGGCTAGTCATACCAAGGACATCGGCAAGTACGAGCAGCCCAAGAGCTACTCAGCTTCGACCGGCAACAACGGCTATCCGAACAAGGTCGCCAACACGCAAACCCTGCGTACCCGTGGTACTAAGCACACCACTCGGGGTAATAGCAGCAGCACGAAGATGGGCTGATGAACTACGCGACTCTGTTCGAGACCATCAAGGGGTACGTCGAGAACGACTTCCCCAACACCTCGTGGACCGGCTCTGACGGCTCCAGCACGGTGACGCTGACGTCTACCGAACAGATCAACACGTTTATCGAGCAGGCGGAGCAGCGTGTCTTCAATGCAGTCCAGCTGCTGGACCTGCGCAAGAACGTGACCGGCACCTGCACTGCGGGGAATAAGTACCTCACGGTGCCCACTGACTGGCTGGCTAACTTCTCGATGGCTGTGGTCGATGGGGACGGGAACTACGAGTATCTGCTGAATAAGGACGTCAGCTTTATCCGGCAGTCGTTCCCGAACCCGAACGACGAAGGGCTACCCTACTGCTACGCCTACTTCGACGAGAACTCGTATATCCTCGGGCCAACTCCTGACGATAACTACACCGTCGAGCTTCACTACTTCTACTACCCACCGTCCATCGTGACTGCGGGGACGTCGTGGCTTGGAGACAACTTCGATAGTGTCCTGCTTTACGGAGCGCTACTTGAAGCCTACACCTTCATGAAGGGCGAAGCTGACGTCATAGCCGGATACCAGAAGCGGTACGACGAGGCGCTGGCTATGCTCAAGCAGCTGGGTGAAGGCAAGAACCGGCAGGACATGTATCGCAGCGGCCAAATCCGCTATCCCGTGAGGTAGTATGTTTAACATTAGTACAGGTGAAGTCGGGGACGTAATGGTCATGACGACCGAGGGACGTGGTTTCACGCCCGAGGAGATCGCTGAACGTGCGCTCGACAAGATCATCTACGTCGGGAGCAACGCGCACCCACTGCTCCGCGAGCAGGCTGAAGCCTACAAGGACAGCATCCGTCATGTGCTGATCTACTACATGCACGAGGCGGTCCGGTCGCATAACGTAACTCTGGTTAACAAGTTCACACAGGCGGGGTACCCAGAGTTGATCCCGATCCTAGACGCATAAGGAGACACCCATGCCGATCACACAGGCTATGTGCACCAGCTTCAAGGCCGAGCTTATGCTCTGCGTGCACGATTTCCGGAACACGGGCGGCGACACTTTCAAGCTGGCGCTGTACACTTCGTCTGCGACCATCGACGCCAACACGACTTCGTATACCTCTACCAACGAGGTGACGGGTACGAACTACACGGCAGGCGGTGGCACGCTGGTTAACCTAGGCGTTACCGCGTCGAACACTTCAGCTTCGGCGGGCACCGGCTATACCGACTATAGCGACCTCACCTTCACCAACGCGACCATCACGGCGCGCGGTGCGCTGATCTACAACACCACTCCGTCGGCTAACGGCACAGCGAACACCACGCTGACCAACGCTGCGGTGTGTGCGCTGGACTTCGGCTCGGACAAGACCTCGACGGCAGGTGACTTCACCATCATCTTCCCGGCAGCTGCCAACACGACCGCCATCATCCGGATCGCCTAATGATCGAAGAACTCATCGCCCGTGTGTTCTATGCACGCAACGTAGCCCATTTCGAGCATTGGCGTGCCAATGGCGTAGGGGGTTATGCGCGGCATATGGCACTGGGCGAGTTCTACGACGGTGTAATCGACGCTCTGGATAAACTGGTAGAGGCGTATCAGGGTGCGTTCGAACTGGTCGGCACGGTGCAAGCCCCCAAGACCAAGGCTGAGGATATCCTGATGATCCTCACCGAGGACGCCGAGTGGATCGAGAAGAACCACGAGAAGGTCTGCAAGGGCAGCCGTGCTGTCGGCAACCTCGTCGATGGGGTTACCGAGGTCTACATCACGACCGCCTACAAGCTTAGGAACCTGATGTAATGAGTATCGTACTTGGTCAACGCTCACTGTCGCGGCTGGAAGGGGTTCATCCTGACCTCGTCCGTGTGGTCAAGAGGGCAGCGGCTATGTCGTCGCTGGACTTCACCGTGCTGGAAGGACTGCGGACTGTCGCTAAGCAAAAGCAGCTGTATAGCCAAGGCGCGACGAAGACCATGAACTCGCGGCATCTCACCGGTCACGCGGTTGATCTGGCTCCGATGGTCGGGGGCACGGTGCGTTGGGACTGGCCGCTGTACCACCAGCTTGCTGCTACGGTTAAGGCCGCTGCGGCGGCAGAGAATGTCCCGATCCAGTGGGGTGGGGACTGGCGCACTTTCAAGGACGGCCCGCACTGGGAACTGCCTTGGAAGTCTTATCCGAAGGGGAACTAGAATGCACATGACCAAGGCCGAACTCTTCGGCGTACTGCGCACCATCTTCGCTGCCTTCGGCGGCTTTGCTGCAGCCAAGGGTTGGATCGACTCGGAGACCGCTGTGTCGCTGGCCGGTGCCCTTGCCACTGTCGCCGTTGCTGTGTGGTCGGTGAAGGCCAAGCGTAAGGCAGGCTAATGTCGCTAGCAAACCGCATCCGGGTAACCACCAGCACGACCGGCACTGGGTCGCTCACGCTGTCTGCGACCGGGGTGCGGGATGCTACGAATGGTGACTTCCTCGCCCCCGCCGAGGTGGGTACGGAACTGGCCAACCGGCTGGCTCCGTACTTCATCACTTCTGGTGGCAACTTCGCCTACGGCATGGGGCTGATCTCGACCAACGGCCTGACCCTGACGCGCGATGCTTTCGAGATGTCGTGGAACGGGACGACCTACCAGCAGGCGTTGCTGTCTCTGACTGGCACTTCGACTGTTATCATCAGCCCCGGCGCGGTTGACTTGGACGCGGCCACCATCGGCACCGACCTCGTCTATCGCTCCGGCTTCGTCGCACTTTGAGGTGATTTATGGCAGCTAATACTAACCCTATCTATGGCCGCACCCCCGACGTTCAGGTGGGCGGTGCCGTGCTTGGCCCGAGCCAAGAGACCGCTCAGAACGGTACTGGCTCTAACCTTTCTTCGATCTTCCAAGCTGACACGAACGAAGGCGGCTGGGTGGACAGCGTGGTCTGCAAGCCGGTGGGGTCGCCCGCCGCTACCGTTATCCGCCTGTTCTACCACGACACCAACGGGGCCTTCACCCCCGGCACGACCAACACGGTGGTCAACACTGCGCTAATCGACGAGATCAGCACGGTCCTGACGACCACCTCGAACTCGGTGGCCCAGAACGCCTATGTGTTCTCGGTGCGCCGCCAGCTGAAGCCGGGGAACCGCCTGCTACTTGGTTTCGGTACTTCGACCGGTGCGGCTGGTACGGGCTTCTCAGTGACGACCTTCGGCTCGAAGTATTAACCCATGATCCCCAACGCCT